ATCACGGCCCACGCATTCTTTCTTAATCTATCGTAAGCTTGTTGGTGTTCTTCTTTAAGGTTAATATAATATTGTGTATAAAGCTTTTCTGGTAAATCTAAACACTCTACCTTTCTACAACGATATGAAAATGTTTTTATATTCTTCTCTAACTCTTCTAAGTTGGTATAATATTTGGGTAACATCACTGACCTTCCACCCATATCTATTTCATGCATTACAGCATATCTTGCTCGGAATGTATAAAACGATGAATGTCCTAATAAAGATTTATCTAGAAATGCGACTTGACTATATAAATCTAATGGTGACTTAGTAACAGGTGAGCCTGTTAACAATCTTTTGTAAGCAACCGTCTTACCAAGTTCAATAATATTTTTTGTTCGTTTTGCAGTTCTGTTTTTTATAGTAGTTGCCTCATCTATAATCATCATAGTTTCATCAGCAGCAGTTAAAACTTCTTTAACTTTTTTTAAACCAGACTTATGGCTCATAGCCTCAACATTATATAAATACCAAGTAAGTTGTAATGGATCATTAAAGATTGGAGAATTTATTTTATCAACTTTGTGTGCCATGATTTTATAATCAACAGAACAATGAGTTTCGATTTCTTTTTTCCAATTGAGATATACGCTGTTAGGTGCAATCACAATAACATTTTTAATTTTATTTTGTGTAAATAAATATGATGCATTGTCTATGGATACTTTTGTTTTGCCTGTACCCATTTCCATAAAATATGCGAAATTCTTGGATTCCGCCCCACGCTTCAAGGCTTCTCTTTGATGCTCAAATGGTTTAGTTTTATAAATATATTTCATTAAAATTTTTTTAAATTATCTATTGCATTAAGTAAAGAATTAATTTATACACTCACGCAAGGAGGTTCTAATATGGACTTAGAAGCAGAATCGATCATTAAGATCGATACGGCGAAATCTGCGGACATCGCCCTAAATTGCAATAAGCTTTTGGAAACTCAGAAACAGATAAAAAAGGCTGAAGAAGAGATTAGCAAACTTAAAGAAGCTGAAGTACATCTTTCTGATAATGTAATTCCAAACTTAATGCGAGAAGCGGGGATATCCAAGATGGAGCTAACCGATGGAAGCGTAGTAAATGTAAAACCTTACTACCAAGCTCACATCAATGAGTCTTTCAAAGAACGTGCTCACAATTGGTTACGTGAGAACGGACATGGAGACTTAATCAAAAATAATGTAACTCTTGAATTCGGTAAGGGTCAAGATGAAATAGCACAATCTGTAATACAGGATGCTCAATCAAAAGGGTATAACGTAAAACAGAAACAAGGTGTTCATGCATCTACTCTTAAAGGATGGGTAAGAGAACAAATTCAAGAAGGTAAACAAGTACCTAATGATATGTTCGGAGTTTACGTTGCAAACCGTGTAACAATTAAGAAGGAGGACAAATAATGTCTGATGCACAAAAAGCTACTAAAGAAGTAGCACCAAAAAAAGAAGCTGGAGTTCCAGTAAAAATGGATCTTGAAGCTTTATCGGGACAAGGTACTGAAAATATCACAGCACGTGATACAAGATTACCTTTACTTAAAATACTTTACTCTAGCTCAGCTGTACTAGATGAGGATAGTGCAAAGTATAATGAAAACGCTAAGCAAGGAGATATCTTTAATGAGATAACAGGCTCTTTGTATAAAGCAAAAGAAGGCGTACTTGCTGTACCATGTCATTACAATAATACTTTTAATGAATGGCAAGACAGAGGAGATAGTCTTGGTAGACCTGTAGCAATACATACAGATTCATCAATCATGACTAAAACAACTAAAGGCGATGACGCTAAAGACAGATTACCAAATGGTAATTATGTTGAAGATACTGGTAATCACTTCGTTCAATTGTTGAATGAAAATTATGAGCCAATTGAAAATGCTCTAATACCTATGAAGTCTACACAAAAGAAAAAATCTAAGTTGTGGAATTCTATGATTATTAGTAGAAAGATCAAAGGTAAGAACGGATTATTCGTTCCACCATCTTGGTCACAAGTATATAGACTTAAAGCTACTAAAGAGTCAAATAGTCAGAACTCTTGGTACGGTTGGACAATCGAATTTGATTCGGTGTTAGACCCATCTAAAAGTCTAGATGCATTACAAGCGTCAAAAGCTTTTTATGAAAGTTGTAAGAAACAAGACATCTTTAGTAAAGTAGCATTTGAAGAGGAAGGTAAAGCTGAAGTTAAAAACGTAAGCGATAGCGAAGCAACACCATTCTAATGCAACATAAATTACTAGAGTTGTTTGAAGGCGACTCTGGTCAATTCATTAAGGTCACCCTAACGGGTGGCCAAGATGAAAGGGGGAAGAGGGAAGCTGACTACCTCACGATCCACGAACCAGTAACCGCTGACTTATGGCAAGATCATTTAGAAGGGAAATACGTTATTGGTCTTAGACCAGAACGTGATGACAAAATTAAATGGGGGTGCATTGATGTCGATCCTCAAAACTATAAAGATTATAGTTCAAAAAAATACGTTGACATAATTAAAAATAATAAACTACCTTTAATACCTGTAAGATCAAAATCTGGAGGCTTACATATATTTTTATTTTTAAAAGATTGGGAAGATAAATCACAAGTTTTAAAAGTTTTAAATAAATGGAATAATGATTACTTCATGGCTAATGAAGTATTTCCGATGAATAAAGCTTTGGGTATGCCATACTTTAAAGCTAAAATGACAACAGAGTTTGCTTATAATGATGATGGAACTCCTATCATGTTAGAAGCATTTTTAGAATTAGCACAACTTAAACGAGTATCTTTAGAACAAATTAAAAACTTTAAAGCAACATCATATGAACCAGAATCAAGTTGGAAAGAATACCCACCTTGTGTTCAAAAAATGATTCAAGAAAAATGGTCTGGTAACCATAGAAATGATTTTTTATTTAATGTTTTAGTATTGGAATGTAAGAAAGATGAGAACTTATCTATTAATGAACTTACTGAAATAGCAAAGAAAAGAAATACTGAGATATTTACAATACCATTACCAGAAAAAGAAATAGTTACTATTGCAAAATCAGTTAAGAAGGGTGGTTATTTTTATAAGTGTCCACCTAAACTCAATGCAATTACACCACTATGTAATAAAGATTTATGTAAGAATAGATCATTAGGTATCTTTCAAGAAGCACCTGCAATCATAGATGAGTTTGAAGATGTGATGTTTATAAGGGATATTAAAGAATCTTTTTATCAATTTAAATATCAAGGCGAAAAGATTATGGTTAAACCAGAAGATCTAGCATCTGAATTAAACTTTAAAAAGAAATTATTAAATTATAAAATACTTTGGAAGACACTACCAAAGAGAAAAAATATTATTGTTTGGGATTTATTCTTAGATGGTTTAGTTAAGAAAGCTGAAGAGTCTGATGAGTTTAATTATTTAGAAACTTTAGAAGATATGAGATACCAAACACTTAAAGAATTCTTTGAAGATACAATTGAACAAGATGATTTTAGAAAACTAAAAGATGGATATGTTGTATTAGATTCTAAAACAAATGTTTGTTATTTCAAAAGAACTACATTAGATAATTGGATGAAGAAGAAAATGAATAAAGCATTCAATAATTCTATGGAAGCTTTGAGATTATTAAATTGTAAACGATTAGAATACCATGAGGGGGAGAAAAATATTTGGGCAGTTGATATGCCAGAGTTTATCAATCACCAAGAAATTAAAAAACATAAACCAAAGAAAGTTGATACATCATTAACGGAGATGGACGATGACTACCACACAGGAAAGTTTAGAAATCCAAAGGCTGAAAAACCTACACAAGAAAACGATTAAAATATATGGCCCACCAGGAACAGGTAAAACCTATACTTTGATTGAAAGGATTTTAAAAAAATATTTAAGAAACGGAACAAGACCAGAAAGAATTGCTTTCATTTCTTTTACTAACAAAGCGGTTAACACTGCTGTTGAAAGAGCCTTGTCTACTTTTCCACAGTACACTATAGAAAATTTTACAAGATTTAAAACTCTCCACAAATATTGTCGTAGATATTTTCAAGAAGAAGTATTTGATATTAAAAGCTGTATGATTGATTTTGCATTACAGGAAAGTATTTTAAAACGATCAGATAATAGATTAGAAGATGATGAGTTTATCTATAAAGATTGGTCTTTATCTATTTATGATAAGGCAAGAAACATGATGGAAGACCCTATTAAAGTTTACAAAAGAGAGTCTTATAAGAAAGATAACATCGATGTATTTCAAAGAAAGATATCTACTTATGAACATTATAAAAATGGTGGTGGCGAATCATCATTTATAGATTTTACCGATATGATCTCAAAAGCAATTGATGAAATAGATTTTCCTGCGTTAGATGTTTTAATATTAGACGAAGCTCAAGACTTTACACCTCTTCAATGGTCTGTGTTATTTAAAATAGCAAATAAATCAAAGAGAATTTATTTAGCAGGAGATGATGATCAAGGAATCTATCAATGGAATGGAGCTGATTCAAAATATTTTACAACTTATTTCCCAGGCAGAAAGGTTGTACTAAGAAAGACTAGGAGATTTGGAGAAGCTATACACCATTTTACAGAAATAATTAGAAGAGGAATTATAGATTCAGAAGAGAAAGAATACCTACCATCAGATAAAGAGGGTGCTGTCAAAAGATATTTAAATTTTAAAGAGATAGATTTTAATCAAGAAGGTACATGGTACATCTTAGGACGAGTTAATAAAGTTGTTAATGAACTTAGAATGGCTGCTAAAGAAGCAGGTTTATACTTTGGAGATAATAAAAATAATAAATCTTTTGATCGTAAACAATGGCAGGCCATAAAAGCTTGGACAGCTATATCTAATGGTAAATCAATTAATAAAGCTGATGCTGAGGTTATGTTTAAATACATAAGGGATTTAGAAAAAGACGCTTACAGACAAGATAAATTTTGGATGGGAGAGCCAGATTTTAAAACCTATAACTTTGAAGAACTTAAAGATTGGTGTGGTTTAACTGTGCCAGATGAAAAGAAAAACAAAGAATGGTGGTGGATTCTTCGTAGGAATTTTACTTCAAGACAAAAAATATATTTCATAAGATTACTAAAACGCTATGGCCAACAGCAATTAAATGAAGAGCCTAAAATTATTATTGATACTATTCATAGTGTCAAAGGTGGCGAAGCTGACCATGTTGTTCTTGCAAGTAAAAATGATTACGCATCTGACTTTGGCCGTAAAACAAAATTAGATAAAAGTGGAGAGCGAAAAGTTTACTACACAGGTGCATCAAGAGCAAAAAACACTTTACATATTTTATCAACTGACTATAAGTATCATTACCCAATTGGTAAAGATTATTTAATTTATTTAGAGGAAACAAGATGACCAATAAAGATTTATTAGAAGAAGCATTTCCACAATCAAAACAGATTGGCGGGAATCATTACAAAGAATTTCACATTCAACCTTATGAATTTATATCAAAGAATAATCTCTCATTCTTTCAAGGTAATGTTATTAAATATGTTTGTAGATATTTAAATAAAAATGGTATCGAAGACCTTGAGAAAATAAAACATTATTGTGATTTAGAAATATTAAAACTAAAGGATTTAAAAAAGAAAAAATAATGAGTTGGGAAGAGTTTAAAAGATTAGCAAAAATAACAGAAGAAAACTTTGCAAAAAATTTAAAGGATCCTGTCTGGGCAGATAGTAAACAAGATATGTTTGAGCATTGGGATGTAAAAGGAATTTTAAATGGGGAACTCTTAAAGTTTGATGTTAAAGGAATGAAAAAAATAAATCGTTCAGATCAAGATAAACAAGATGATATTACATGGATTGAAGGAACTAATGTAAGAGGTAAACCTGGTTGGATAAAAGGTAAGGCAGACTACATTGTTTTCGAAAGAACAGATTACTGGTTAATAGTTAAAAGAAAAGAATTATTTGAATTTATTTGGAATAAATTAGAAGAAAATAATTTTAAAAAAGGTAAAGGAATATATGAAATTTATCAACGTCAAGGCAGGCTTGATAAAATTACTATGGTTCCTTTTAAAGATGTTGAACAAATTGATAATATAAAAAAGAAGAAGTGACACGAAGTATAAGAAAACTAATAGTTAAATTAAGAATGTGGTACGCAGATATAAGAGGACATCACGGTAAAAAATGGAACTATGAACCTAGTGAATGGTACATGGGTCAACATAGAAAAAGAAAAAAATAATGCCAACTTCTAGAACAATTACAAAGCATATATCAGTAGATAAAGTTAAATTTACTTTAGAAATATATCCTGCAAGAGAAGGTTGTTCTGGTACAGAAGGCCCTTTTTGGGAAATCTTTCCAGAAGATTACCATGCAGCTCTTTATGCTTTTAGTAATAAAGATAAGTTAAATAAATTAATTGAACAAAAATTTTTATGATTAAGATACGATACTATGCACCTATTGAAGAGGTAACTAAGTATGTTGCATCAAAAGCTAATGGAAAAGTTTTAGAATTAGGGCCAGGTCAAGTACCTTTTGAAAAAGCAACTCACTTTTGTGGTCATAGCGAAGAAGAAAAATCTCGATTTCAAAATTATTCAATGTGTGACTTCTCGTCCCAAGTTTTCCCATACAAAGATAAAGAGTTTGATTTCGTATATGCAAGACATGTTGTAGAAGATTTATATAATCCTAAACATTTTTTAAAAGAATGTAAAAGAATAGCTAAAGCAGGTTATTTTGAAACCCCATCACCTTTAGTAGAAACTTCTAAATATATAGAGGGAGATAAAAGTGAGCATAAGGGTTATCATCACCATTTTAGTTTTGTATGGTCTAAAGCAAAAGAAATAA